CGGTCGATGGCGGACGGCAGGTTCTCTCGCTAAACTGTTCACTCAAGGAGCACTCTCATGCCTGGCGAACCCACTCTTCCCAACGAGCACTACCCCGACTACTTCCAGATCGTGAACGTTCCCTTCAGTCCGCCTGCTGAAGGCACTGCTGCACATACGATTCCGTTTATGTACGTCGAGCCGCGCGCCAGCAACGGCACCGGCATCGTTGTTGACAGCATTGCTATCGGCATCTCGGTTGCTGAAGGTGCTGCTGAAAACGTTGAAGTGGTGCACGCCACGACCGTTCAGGCAACGACCGGATTTGTGTCGATTCAGACCGCAATTACTTCTATCAATGCGGCAGGCACGACCATCCCCACCATCAACACGGACAACAACTTTGTCCCGGCTGGCAGCTGGCTCATGCTTAAGTTTGATGCCGCTGTTGGTACCGCTCATGGCTGCGTGACCATCCGCTTCCGTTCCCGACTCAAGTAATCTCTTCTTCGCACTCTCGAATAGGACACGACAATGCCAGCAATTAGCGCAAACCAGCTCACTTCCCCGTACCAGACGGTCTTCATCCCCTTTGGTGCCAACGCGAACGGCGCGGTCACCCAGGCTGGTGCTTACGGCTACCGTCTGTGGGTCACCACTCAGCCCACCTACGTTCTCGGCATTACCGTGCTTGAGGGTGCGGGTACGGCTGCGGGAACCCTGCAGGCCGCTTACTCCACGGACCTGTACGCGACTACGGCGATGACGCTCACGAACTTCGGCGACTCCGCCGTTAACATGGTTGCCAGCACGACCCTTGAGCTTCCGATTGCGAAGAGCGGCGTGACCGATGACGAGAAGCCGCTTCTCCTTTCGGCCAACGTTGCGGTCGGTTTCAACGCCAACGCCAGCGTGGTGAATACGTCCAAGATCCTGGGCGTCATCATCAAGTACCGCTGCCCCTAAGGGAGGACTCGGGTGTTTGACCCGATCCGCAGCTACGACAAGCCAGAAGTCATCCTGACTCAGCTGGCAAACGGAATCGCGACCACCGACTCGGTGCGTCGCGTTCTGTTTGATCCGGCCGCGTTGAGTCCCCGCGAACGGACGATGTTCGTGGACCGGATGAAGGACGAGGTGGGCAGGAATCCGGTTACGGACGTTGCGCTGGACCTGCTGACCAACCCGTTCGTGTGGCTGGGCGTCCTTGCTTCGGCAGGCGGATCCCCCGCCGTGCGGAACATTGCGAGGGGCGGTCGGTTCTTCGGCGCAACGTCCGGTGCCGGGGCGTACGTGGCGAACAAGTTCCCACTGCTGCGGAACCTGCACCTGACGAGCGGGCAGACGGAGAGCATCGGCCGCAGGGCCGCTCCGCTGGCACAGTGGGCCGTGCAGGGCATGGAGGACACCCGGCGACGGCTGGGTGGGGTCATGGACGCGGAGGCGGAAAGGTTGCTGGCAGCGGTCAGTCGCAAGCACGGGGTGCAGGTGACCCGGTTCGAGCCCGAGAACGCGCCGACCCCGGCCGTGGCAGAGGATCTGCGGAAGATCAGGGGCTGGCTGCACGTCAAGGGCCTTGGGCTGGACCAGGACCGCACGGAACGGGTCGTGCGCGGGGTGGGGGTTGCCAGGTACTCGGTGCGCGTGGGGCGGTCCGAGGGCGGCAAGATGAAGGTGCGGACCATGGGGGTGGACGCGGACACGTTCGATGAGCTGCAGGGGATCTTTGAGGGGCGTGGGAAGATGAAGGTTCAGCAGGTGCTGGACCCCACCAATGCCGTTCACCGGGAGTTGCTGGAGCGGATGCCTGGGCTGTCCAAGGGCGAGACCCTGCTGGAGTCCATGAACGCGAGGGGGCTGGACCGAGTGACGTTCCGGCCCGGCATGAAGGGCGGCAGCAGGCGGGGGGCTACGCGCGGGAAATCGTCGGGCATGGACTTCGCGAGCGTGACGGAGGGCGGGCCTGCGGTCTTGACCGAAGAGGTGCGGCGCAGGGCGCTTGTGCAGGACAAGGCTGCGCTGGATGCTGTCGAGCGGGAGTTCGGGCTGGGCGCGTTCAAGGCAGCCGAGGACCGGATGTACGAGCTCGGCAAGGTGCTGATGGCCGGCGATGAGGCTGCGTATGCGGCAGGCCGGGGGTTCGTGGTGGACGAGGCGAAGCTGAAGCGCCTGGCGCGTGGGCAGGTCCAGAGCCTGCGGGACGCGGGGTATCTGTCGGAGAGCGGTGAGATCCTGGGCGGGGCCCAGGAGCAGGTTCGTCAGCTCCTGAGCGACGAGACGGCGGGACGGCTGATCCGGGAGGCCGAGAAGACCACGGGCCGCAAGCTGAAGCGGGGGGCCACGGTGGCGGACATCGAGCGGGTGGTGGTGGAGGCAATGAAGGAGTCGTACTCCGACCCCTTCTACCGTCCCCGCAACACTGTGCAGGCCTACGACGTCAACGGAAAGCGCATCGACTTCAACCCCTGGACCGGCAAGGGCGTGGACGAGAAGGGCGGCGAAGTGGGGTCAGTCAGCGGGCGCACGCAGTTCCGCACTCGGACGAGCGCGATTCCGTGGGACCCCCGCGACCTGGAGTTCATCCGGGACAAGTTCGGCGGGACCGGCGCGATGGACCGCCTGATCGGCAAGCAGCAGCAGCGCATCCAGGGGCAGAAGGACAAGGAGAACTTCTACCGGGTCTTGCGGATTGCGCCTGACATCGCGGCAAGCAAGTACGTGGCGAGCACGGCCAGGGACTACACGGTGTTCTCCCGCGACGTGGCGAATGACCCCACCATCCGGTCAATCGTGAAGGACCTGTACCCCGGCCGGGATACGAAGGCGAGGTACGCGGGTCCGCTGGGGGCCATGCGCGAGGGCGGTGCGTCCGTTGGCGAGCGGAACCTGCTTGACGTGCCCGAGGCGCAGCGGCCCATGGGCGGATACAACTGGTTCGACCTGATGGAAGGGGACCTGCAGGCGCAGGCAAAGGCGATGCCGGATGAGCGGTTTGCGATAGACCTGTGGCGCAAGGAGATCCTGCCGGCAACCATGGGCATCAAGCCGGTCGAGAGCGCGGCGCACGTGGCGACTGCCAAGATGATGCGGGAGGCGACCCGGCGGCTTGCGGACAGCAGGCTGATGCGGGCCGTGGAGCGTGGTGGGGGGTATTCCGCGCAGTTCGTGCAGCAGATGCGGGCCTGGGGCAACGACGAGGCGGGCGACCGGGTGAGCCCGTGGCAGAGCGTGACCCGGCTCCTGTACGGCTCCCACATGGGCCTGAACATGGGCACGGTGCTGATCAACCTTCTGCAGCCTCTCCAGAGCATCCACCAGCTCGGGTTCAGGAACACGGTCGAGGCGTACCGCCAGAGCTTCGAGCAGATCGGCGGGTACCTGAAGGCACGGAAGGCGCTGGGTCCGGGTGCGACGAACGCGCAGATCGCGGACGTGATGCGGTCCTCCTTCTCCCGCAGGTTCGGCGGACAGGCTCTGGACATCAGCCAGGTCGCGGAGCTCGGCAACGCGTGGAGCTCGGTGGAGGCGGCCGGGTACGGCAGCACCCCGCTGGTGGGGAAGCCGCAGTTCAGCCTGCTCGAGACGATGATGAAGCCGTTCCAGCTCAGCGAGACGCTGAACCGGACGGTGACGGCAAACGCGGTCCTGAACGCGTACCAGCGTGCCGGGCGGGTGGGGGCCGACGATTTCGTGAAGGCTCAGCAGGACGCGATGGCGGCGGTGCAGCAGTTCCAGTTCGGTACCAGCCCGATCAACAGGCCGGCGATGTTCTACTTGCCGGTGCTCCGGAACCCCGCGTTCCGGCAGTTCGCGCAGTACGGCATCCGCTCGATGGCGAACCTGTTCACCGTTCCAGAGCAGATCGGGGGAGACCGGATGTTCGCGGGTCAGCAGGTGACGGGCAGGCTGGGTCGGACGCTCGTGGACCTGAGCAGGATGATGGCGGTCAGCGCGGTGACGTACGAGATCGGCAAGAGCGCGCTGGGCGTGGACCTGAGCAGGGGCCTAGCGGGCGGGTTCACGGACATCCTTCCGGATCCCAACAAGGACGAACCGAACTTCTACACGCCGCCCGTGGTGGACCTGGGCTGGCAGGCCGCACGGTACCTGGCTACGGGTGACGCGGAGATCCTGCAGGACTTCGTGCCCCGCGTTCTGCCGGGCGGCGTCGCGATCAGCAGGGCCATCGGCGTCGCTCCCCCGAGCCGGGTGATGCAGGCGGTGGGGTTGCAGCGGACGTACGCGGACTGGCGGCAGGCGGAGGCCGGGAACGTGCCGGTGTTCAACGCGGACGGCCGGTTCATGGGTCAGTTCCCCACCAGCGACGTGGTGCTGAAGGCGTTCGGAACGGACCTGGGAAGGTTCGGGAATCCGCAGGAGTTGAGTCAGTTCCTCCTGAAGAACCGCGACGCGATACGCGACGGCCGGCGGCAATACATTGCCGCCATCCTCGCGAACAACATGAGCCAGGCGAAGCGCGTGAAGGTCCAGTTCGAGAAGCGGTTCGGGCTGCCGCTCACGGTGACGCAGGACCAGATGAAGCAGGCCATCAAGCTCCGCGAGGAGAGCGTGGTGAGCCGCACCGTGGAGACCATCGACAAGACCGCACGCGACGTGTACCGGGAGGCGGTCGAGCAGGAGTTGCCCGGCCAGCTCATGCGCGCGGAGGTGCCCGGTGGCCCCGTGGAGCAGGGCGACATGTACAGGTGGGGCGCGCGCTAGAGCGCGAACCAGAGCTGCAGCTGCTGACCGGGCAGGTAGCGCACGCCTGCGGGCAGGCGACGCCGGTAGAACCTGCTCTCCGCGAACTCGAAGCCCCGCTCCTCCGCGATGATGCGCTTCATGGCCTCGACGTCCTCGACGGGGATGCGGGCGCTGATCACCTTCTGGGAGTGGGGCAGTAGGTACAGCCCGATGGTCGAACGCTGGCCGAGCCAGATGACGGGAGTGGGTTCGCGCTCGAAGTGCTGCACGGCGTCCTGGGGGTGGATGCCGCGTGGGCGGTGCACGACGATGCCCCACCAGCCTGCGGGTGAGCGGTGGAGGCCTGCGTAGGCGGGGAGGGGGTCGGTGGTTTCGGTGTAGGGGGAGGGCCCGGTGACCGAGTAGATGTCTTCGTTTCGGAGGCGAAGGACCGCGGACAGGCCGTGTTCAGACTGGTGCACGGAGGGATTGTACGAACTCCTTGAGCTCCGTCGCGACGGCTTCGCATTCCTGCAGGTAATCGAGGATCCCGCGGCTACCGACGCCCAACTCGCACATGCGCTCCACCTCGTCGGCGATGTGTGCGCGGATCTTGCGACCCTCGCGGCCCGCCATGGCGGAGGACCGGAACTGCTCCGGTCTGAGCTTGTGGTTGCGCTCGACCTGGACCTTGCCGTTGACCTTGCGCCACGCGTCGATGATCAGGTTGCTCTCGTGGCTGGTGGGGGTGTGGTAACGGATCGTGGCGATGACCACGACGTCCCCCTCCTCGATCTCCATGCTGACGTTCGCGGGTGCATGACCGCTCGCCTCCAACACACTGGCGACTTGAGTGCCGATCTTCCCGGCAGTTTGCGTGGTGTACTGGGCGACGAAACGTGTCTCGTACAAGGGAGGGAGTCCTTTCCGACCCGTCCGGGAAAACCCCCCGGCGCGGTCCGTCGTGGCGGCGCTGCCGGGGGGCTATCCGGGGGACTGTAGGGGGCGGGAGCCTTGCGAGCTGCCCGCCCCCGGCTGGTGGGGTTCCGAGATGGTAGCAGAAATCAGCCGGCGAGGGGCTTCACGAGGAAGTCCTTGCGGTAAGTCCTGCCGTTGACCTGGTCGTACTGGCACTTCACGACGACTGCGACCGCGTCCTGGCCGTTGATCTTGGCGTCGGCATCCGCGATTGCGGTTCCGATATCCTTGACGTCACGGCGCAGGATGGTCTGGAGGTGGCCTTTCAGGCGGCGCATCTCGATATCGACGCGCATCCGGCCCTTCTCGTCCAGGACGCTGGTGTCCTGCGGGAGGCGGAAGGAAGCGCCGTCGAACGAGCGGGGCTCGCTGGGCTGGTCAGCGTCGTTGATGAGCTGGTAGCGGAAGCTGATCTCCGTACCGGCGACCTTCTGGCCGTCAGGCAGCTTGTACTCGCTCGGGCGGACCGACAGGCTGGACACGAAGACCTCGTGCTGGCCCTCGGCCGGCCACCAACCGCCAGCACCCATGCCGTTGTCGGGCTGGGCCTGCGCGAAGGAGGCGTTGAGTGAGTTGAACATGGCCTTGACGTTGTTCTCAATGGGCATCTGATGCTCCGTAAAGAGGGGTGAAAAGAAACGAAACAAACGAAACGAAGATGGGGAAGCGAACGCGGTTCCCGCGTCAGCGGACCGCGTTCGCGGTCTCGTAGGCAGAGCAGAAGGATCCCCACGCGTTGTCGCGTGGGAGCTCGACCGTGGTGAGCGGCGAGAGCGTGCGGACCTTCGCGATGCCCTCGAGCTTGGGGTTGTCGAAAGAGCAGTAGTGCCGACGCACCTTCTCCTGCGTAGTCACCTTTCGCGTAAGCACCTTGCCGCCGACGTTCGCCTCCTGGTCCCTGCTGACTTCGCGGATGTCCCAATGCGCGGTGACCGGGATCACGATGTCGAACATGGGGAACATGCGGGCGTACAGGCCGTCCGAGATGAGGATCTTGTACTCCTCGACGTTCTGGTTCTCGCTGAGGGGGACGTGCTTGCGGGACAGGTGGGCGATGTAATAGACGCCGTACCCGTGCCGGCGCAGGGTCGTGCCGAACTCGATGAGGGTGTCGAACAGTCGCTCCCAGCCGAGTCGGCCGTCCACGTCGGTGAACCGCTCGCGGCCGTAGAGCTTGGCGATGTGCGGACGCAGGAGCCGGATGGCGGCACCGAGCGTGTCGATCACCACCGTCTCCGGGCGGGGCTGGTTCGTGCGGGCCAGCTCAAGCAGGATCTTCTGCTTCGCCTCGATTGCGGACCAATCGAGCACGACGGGATTTCCCTTCTCGTCCACTGATCGGCCGTCAGGACCGGGGGTGGGGAACATGACCGCCTCGCTGGTGCCGCAGACCGCAGGCGTCTCGTCCAGGTTGAGGATGTACGCGCCAGGGTGGGACTGCAGGAGGAAAGACTTGCCGCAGCCAGCCTCACCGACCACAAGACCAAGCATGCGGGAAGGAGTAGTGCGACCAGTGGTGACGGCATTGCCGAGTCCTGCGTACTTGGATGCGACGGTGGAACCGTGAGTGACGGAGTGTGTCATGATGACTCCTTTGGGGGTTGGTGGGGGTCAGTTCGCGTAATCGTTGCTGCCGAAGAAGGTCGGGGCCCTGAAGCCGCCGGGCAGGATGTCGGGCATGCCGTCGTTGAAGGAACTTATGTCTGCCTCGCGGGGCGTTGGCTTCATGTCCCATTCCACGGGGGCGTCCGGGTCCACGGGCTGCTCCCCGATGATCTGGGTGCCTTCGGGCGAGATCATGGCGACCGGGACGGTGTGCACGCGCTGGACCGGCATGGGACCCTGGAAGTCCGCGGCCGGGCGTGGCATCTCGCGCCAGCCGGGGATGGTCACCTCGATGCGCTTGCGGAAGTTGATGCCCAGATCTTCGCACCACCCGCTGAAGGTGGAGTACGAGGGCTTGACCCCGTGCATCTCGCAGAACGCCCGGTGGAGCTGCTGCCTGTTCTCGATGTCCGGGTTCGCCTTCACGGCCTCCGCGATGCGTGGTGCGATCACGAGCCGCAGGCAGTCATGCCACATGACGGGCCCGAGCACGGACTTTCCTGCTTCCTGGCTGGTGGGGTTAGGTGCTTCCTCCATTGTCGATCTCCGTGTGAGTGTCCCTGTCGCGTTGCAGGAAACCCTCAGCCAGAATCAACTCAGGCCACTTGCCAGGCTCGACCATGTGGAACGGCAGGTACGGCGACGGAGTGCCGTGCTGAACTACCGGATCACCAATCTCGAATTCGCTGGGCTGGGACGGGCGCTGTGTGTACTTCCGGATGAAGGACAGGCGATCATGGTACTCGGTCTTGAGATCTTCCGCAAGAAGAAGTTCCGCGGAAGTTGTGGAAATCGCGATGCACGGATCGGTCAGCCGCTCGGGCTCGAAGTGGCTGTACTCTCCGCGTCCCAGGTACCAATCCAGGCAGCGTTGTTCGTAGAGGTACGGGTCAGGCTCGCCCGTGTAGATGCGCTCGTTGCGCGGCTCGCCCTTGCGGGGGCCGCTCTTGAACGGGCTTTCGTCCAGCGTGAAGGGGCGGTCCTTCAGACCGAACTCGATGCTGGGCTTGCGCACGGCGATGTGCAGGACGCCGCCTATCTTGTCGCTGCCCCATTGCAGCGCCAGCTCGGGTGAGTCAAGTTCCATGGCCTCGAGCAGGGTGTGGAAGTAGTGCTGTGTCTGGAACTCGAGAGGGCAGGTCTGCAGGCGGGCATTTGTGGACATGGACGTGGTCTTGAAGTCCACGATCCACAACTTGCCTGCCTTGTCCCGGAGGATGCAGTCGGGCTGGATCAGCCGGTCGCCGACCTTGATCTCGGGCTCCTGCTCCACGACGGTCCAATCCTCCGCGAACCGCTGGCCCAGCGTCTTGCCGCTGCCGTCCGGTACCTGCAGCGCCGCGTTGAACCACGCGATGCTGGTGCGTGCGTCCTGCTCCTCCCGCGCCACCATCTCCCGGACCTTGTCGCCGGACACGCCCATCTGCTTGCACACGTCCCGCAGTTCCTCGCACCGAGCGACGATGGCCTGCTCCAGCGTCAGGGCCCGCTCGGTGGGGTCATCGAGGATGCACGCGAACGCCAGGTGGACCCAGCTGCCTCGGCTCAGGGCACGGCTGTACTGGAACGCCTTGACCAGCCCGAGCTTGCGGGACAGGTAGTAGGTGCGGGGGCAGGACCGGAGGAGCCGGTAGTCGCTGCTGCGGATGTGGGGCCTACGGGCAAAGATGCCGTGGGCCTCGAGCCACGAACGGACATCGTCAAGAATGCTGGTGGGATAGGACGCCTGGCTGGTGGGGGGTGGCATAGGGGACTCCTGGGGTTAGCGCACGCGGGGCGCGTAGCGCTCCCCCGCGTGCGCGACTTTAGGGGGTAGCGTTGTAGCATGTGCTTCACCCATGCTGATGATCTAACATCCCGCCTCGGGTCGGAGGCCAAGAACAAGATGCCGTGGGTTCGCCGGCAATGCGGGTAGTGGGAATCCCGCTCAGCAAATGGGCTGTGTCGAAACCTAGGTCAACGGATCGAACTTACTACATTTCTTCACGTTTGTAGCAGTTTCGGTACGAAACGGTCGTTTCGTAAGCGGTAAGGAAAAGTGGTAAGTGTTTCTTACCGGCTGCGGGTTCCCGTAAGTGGAGGTTTAAGTTCCAGTCCGGCGGTACCCCACCCGCCAGAGGGCGGCGGATATGGCGTTGGCCGTGTCGTGAACCGCTTCTTCGTCCAGGTCCCATAGCGCGGCGTGCAGGACCTCGTGGATGATCGAGTCCATGGTCCGCTCGTCGGGGTAGCCCAGGGCGATGCGGATGATCCGCTCCTCCTTGTGGCAAAGTCCCTCTGCGTCACCCAGGTTGGGCACGAACCGCAAGCGCCAGCGCTGACCACGGATCTTGAGGATGCGGTCGCCCTTCGCCATGGCTGGTGGGGGTTCAGTGCGCGAGGTGGAATTCGGGAGTGAGCTGGTAGTACGTCTTGTGTTCGCCGCTTGTGGTGCGGCCTGACTTCTTGGCCATGTACAGGCGGAGCCAGACCGCTCCCTGCACTTCGGGCCCGCGGCCCTGCTCGATGTGCCAACCGCTGTGGCCGTCACCGAACTCGTCCTTGTAGGTGCCCGTGCGGACGTGGTACTGGATGTCGCTGACCACCCGGCAACCGGCCTTGTCGCACACCAGCCGCTCGCGGGACAGCGGCATGAACCACTGCTTGTGCACGTGGCCCTGCACGATGATGTCTGCGTCCGGGATGACTGCCGCCTGCCGCCGCACTTTGAGCGTGTCGAACGACATGAGCGCGGCACCGCCTGCACCGTGGAAGTACTTGAGGGACAGCGTGTAACGCTCGTTGTTGATCTCCGTGAAGAAACGGATCCAGCCGCCGTATCCTCCGGGATACACCTTGTCACCGGACTGCTGGCTCATGCGCTCGCACAGCCGCTCAGTGAGGTCCGTCTCGCAGTTCTTGAGGATCGCGGACTCGTGGTTGCCGCGCCCGATGACCACGAAGTTACCGGCGTAGGGGGAGTAGAAGTCGGAGGCGTGCCGGACTAGGGAATCGAGGTAGTCCGCAGCCAGTGCATGCTCTTCGCGTATGCCGCTCTTGTTGCGCCGAGGATCGAACTTGCCTTCCATCGCGCAGAAGAGATCGCCCACGTCAATGATGCCCGCACGACGCTCAACTGCCTGGTCCAGATGCGTTCGCTCGAGGTCATGGTCAGCGTGGGGGTTATCGTGGTGGCGGTCCCCGGACAGGAGGAACCACCACTCATCCGTTCTTGAGGTGCACGTAAGGTCAACGAGGTGTATGTTCCTCGAAGCTGCCCTCACCTTGAACGGGACGTTGGGCATCAGAACTTGGAGCCGTGCTTCTTGCAGAGGAACCAGCCGGCCACGAAGCCGACCACGCCGAGCAGGGCTGCGAACCAAAGGCTACCGAGGAAATCGCCGAAATCAGCAAGGATCATTATGAACCTTTCTTGTGAATGCGTCGCCACGCAGCATCGAACTCCGGGTCTGATGCGCGCCGCGCAGCGACATACTCGCGAGCATCTTCCGGTTTAGAGGGGTCCAGCATTCCGGACGCGAGAGCCGCGTCCTGCACCTTGCGGCGCGGCAGCCAGCCGATGGCAACCCTGATGACCGTGCCCAATCCGGTCTGCCACAGCAGCACGCAGATCCCGATAACCACGACTGCGGCAGCCACCCACCACACCGTCTCCAGCCACGCAGGAGTCTTGTTCTCCAGGTGCGGAAGCTGCCCGTGAATGTCAACGGCCAGGTCGTGAATGGTCTCGGCACGGGTCACCACCTCCTGGTCACCCACGGCCTTGCCGTGGTCGATGAGGGCCTGGGACTCGGCCTGGATCGCGGTCGTGTTCCTGCTCACGCGAGCGAGCGGATTGCACCCCACCAGCAGGCTAGCGGCGAGGATCAAGCTGGCGTTCGATCTTGTCCAGCCGTGCATTCATCGCCTCCTGCTGCGCCACCAGGCGCATGAGCAACCGGTCGTGCGTGAGGTATCCGCTGCCGAGGATCGTGAGCAGCGTGATCGCCACCCCGATGATGCCGACCCAATCGCGGGTCGACAGGCGCACGATGTTGTTCTGCTCTCTGGTCATGGCTTCGTCGTTCAGAAGAAGACTCTGTATGGGGTGGTGGGGGTAGGTGTCACGATTGGAAGACTCGAGAGCTGTTCGGCGGTGAGCTCGAAACTGGTTCTCAGGTTTGCGTGGTACCCCGAATCGCCCCGCTTCTGGACATACCCGTCCTCGTCCAGAATGTCCGGGATCTGGCCGATGTAGTCAATCTCGACACCGGGCCCCCAATAGAAGACCTCTTCCCCTTCCATGACCTTCATCTTCAGCAGACCGGATTCGAGAAGTGCCTCGTTCATCTCGCGTTCGCTGCGGGTCCTCAGCATGAAGTCAAGGATCATGGAATCAGATCCTTCATCTGAGAATCCGTCAGGGCGTAGTTCCACACCTCAATCCTCTGCAACGTCATCGGAATTACGATTGATGAATCGTTAAAGAGAGGCATCATAACCAGGTCCGATGGGGTCAAATCGGTGACCGATGAGCCCTTCACGATTGTTCCCGGTGATCCGCTACCCGTCGTCAGCGACTTCGCTTCGTTCTTGCTGAGGGTAAACACGGAAGTGAAGTCACTCAGCACGCTTCCGCTTGAGGGAAAGAAGTTTCCTGAGTTTATGGAAAAAATCGCAGCGTTGAAGGAACACCCCGTCGTTATCGCGTTTGACGTCGAGGCGTAATAATTTCTCCCGGAGTCAGCTCCCCATCCTTCAGCCGAGGAGTTTTCAAAGTAGAAGAAAGTTCCACTATTCGTTGATGGTGAACTAGGTCTACCCCTGAACTTCAGGAAGACGCTGTTCCCGTTATTCAGCTGCGCATAAAACGATGGGCCAGAATTTCCATACAAGAAATCCATAGCTCTCGAAGCGCCTGTTGTCGTTGTCTTGATGTAGCTGGTGGGAGTGGCCGCACCGGTTGCAACACCAGAAGTTTGATAGATTTCAACCTGCGCTCCCCAAATTTCGATAGTGTCGTTAAGCGCGACTACCCGAATTGAGGGGATAGTGTGGCTACTTGCGGCGGAAATATGAAACCTTTTCCAGGTGGAAGTTACTCCGGATAGGGTCGTGTAGGTGCTGTTGTTTAAGGACAGCTGGATGTTCCCTGTCCCAGAAACCCTTCGGATCCACACCGAGAAGACTCTTCCCGACCCGGTACTTGCTATTGTCTGCCGGATTGTCCCGTTTGCTCCGATTGCCTGAATCCTCAATGCTGTAGCTGTCAAGTCCGGTGCCAGTGCATTCGTTGCAAGGCGGCTGATGCTTGAATCAACCCAGTTCGTCGTGCCCCCGGATGTCGCAAACGTCTCCGAGTGGCAAAGCGTATTTGACCCATTCCGCTCGATGATCAAGCCGGGATAGGAAGGATCCTGGCTGAACCGGGGGACGTCTGTTCCAACGGTTACTACTTGGCCGGTCCTTGTTTCGTAAGTCGCATTTCCAGTCCTAGAAAATTCAAGGTTTGGGGGAATGGAGCCAGTGGTAAGGTCCCACGAGAAGGTGCTTCCGTCACCCCCACCGAGCGGGGAGATGCGGTTGCGTTCCGTGCGCAACTCCGTCTGATCGAGGAGCCAGGTTCTGTTGCGGTGCATCAGAGCCCCGAGCTGAGAACGCTGATGACCGGCTGGCTGGGATTGCCACCCGCGACGACTTCAACGAATTGGCAGCCGAGGGTGTCCACCAGCACAAAGCCTCCGTTGCTCGTAGCGCCGACGCCCGCGTAGATCTTCACGTCGCCGGTAAGCTTCGTGGCGTTCACCATCTCGTAGACGGTGCCCACTCCCGGAACCGTGGAGGTGGATCCGTTGGGAACCATAGTGAACGAGCAAAGCAGCTGCGGAACCCACGCCATCTGGTCAGGCCAGAATGACCAACCCCAGACAAAGATTGATTCGTTGCTTGAAGCGCTTGAATAAAACTTAAGCTTCAGGTAGTTCAGGCTTGTCCCGATCACCGTGGAACTGTTGTCCGTGGGCCGGGTCGTCTGGACAATCCGAACTTCGTTGCCCGCTGCGTCCGAAATCTCGAACGACGTCAGTGCAAAGCTCTTGACGTCCGTGGTCAGGGTGACGTGTGCCATCGCGCTCCTGCGACAGGAGCCACCTCAATGCCCATTCACCTGCGGCCCTACGCTGGCCGGTCGTGCTCAGGGGAAGCAGCATCAGGGGCAACCCGTGCTCCCCGATGATATCCAATAAAGCGTCGGCCGCAACGCCCGGATGGGGAAGTCCTGCCCGAACCTCGAAGCCCCCCACCAGCCCCTCGAACAGGAGGCAGGCGGTGCGGCACTCAGAGCGGAGGCGGCGGCAGCAGTCCATAAAACGGCGGCGGCCGTCGAGGGTTAGGCAGTTACCGGCGATCTCCTCGAAGGAGCCCTTGCGCTCGATTGCGCTGGTGCCCCCCACCAGCCGGTAGTCACCAGTCTTCAGGGTCTCGGACTTCGTGCGGACCGTAACTGTGCGTGACTTGCCGGCGGTGGGGAGCTTGGTCCTGTCTAGCACGACGAGGTGCGCGGGGAAGGAGAGGGGTTTCTTCTCCCGACTGTCGATCAGGACCGTGACCTGGGACACGCCGCCATGCTATCAATCAACCCTCGCCCTTGTACATCTCGACTGCCGCAGCCCGCGCAAGTTGCGCAAGTTCCTCGTCCTTGTGGCGGGCGGGCACCCGGTTCATCTCGAAGGTCAGCGTCATCTTGCCGAGCCACCACTCGGGGGTGGGCAGGAAGCCCATGTCCTCCATCACGTGCTGCTCCGCGACCAGCCGGACCGGCACCTCCCTTGGCTTGTCCTTAATCCAGACCGTGATGGTGTCACCAAACTTTTCCTCACACCAGAAGATCCCGACGGTGTGGTGGCGCAGGGCACGGTGACGTGCGTCGCCGAAGTACTTCTTGGTTTCGTCAAACCACTCGTGGATTCTCATGTAATTCTCGACAATGCCGCCGAACTTCTTGACGGAGGAGAGGGCGTGGTGGTAGGGGTGCATCAGAAGTGCTCCACTTCGTCGGGGCTCTCGTCCTGACTTGACTCGAACAGGACCTCGTGATGTTGCGCAATGGTGCGCTCCTTGCTGGATATCGTGAAGTATCCGCAGGATCCCATGACGTGGCCGTCACCGATCTCCCAGCCCGGGAACCTGCGCTCGAGGGTGTTGCCGAGCTCCTCGAACACCTCGCGCTCGAGGGATGCGATGAGGCGGGTCGCGTTGTCGGGTGCCGACATGCCCATGTCGGAGCCGTCCTCGTTGCGGAGGAAGATCTGGTCGAACCAACCGGAGTCGTTGGAACCGGAGTAGGTGACGTGGAGGATGAAGTCCTTGCCGATGATCGGCTTGAGCTGTGACATCAGGTTGCGGATGGTGGGGTACTTAGTCACGGTCGTCCTCATGGGGGTTGTCCTGGAAGTTGGGTGCGTTCACGATGTCGGTCGCCTTCTCGAGCAGCAGGCGGTTCAGGCGGTCACCGTGCAGCTCGAGCGCACGGACGATGGTGGATGGCTTGTTGTCCCCGTAGAACCACTCGAACTCCTCGTCCTTGCTGTTGACCATGTCCACCCGGACGAGGATCGGGTCCATGTCGGGCAGCCAGGCGTCGTCCACCTTGCGGTCCCTGAAGATGCGGCATTCGTAGGTTGCCTGCATGAACAGGCCCGGTGTTTCGATGGTGAGCGTTATGTCCTTAGTCATCGTTGGGATCTCCGAAGTCAAGTTCGATCTCGTCGGCGTCCGGGCTGAAGCGGATGCGCCATGCCTCCCACTTCAGGTCGAAGGAGGAGAAGTCATCCGCTGCCTTGCAGTCCTGCTGGAAGTTGCGGGCGCTCCGGTTGAAGAGGATGATCGCGCCGAGTGCGGGGAAGTTCTCGTCGTTCGCGGTTGCGGCTGCGGTCCATGCGTCGTTGCGGATGACGGCGTTCAGGAATCCGCCTGGTTCGTAGCCGTGCTTGTAGTAGCGGTACAGAGCGCCGAAGCAGTGCGGCGGAACGGTGAGGTTGCGCATGTGTCACTCGTAGATGAGGGGTGCGTGGTGTCCGGAACGATTGCAGAGTTCGTGCCAGTAGCCTGCGGTGCCGACGAATTGCACGGCGGTCTCCATCAGGTCTCGGGCCTGCTGCTCCGTGCCTGCCGGGCAGTCGAAGTACAGGGCGTCGTAGACCTGGAGGAAGAGGAGGGGCTGGCGGTGGCTGGTGGGGGATGTGAGCGGGCCGAGCGCCCGATGGATGAAGTTCTGGATGGCGAGCATCACGTTGCCGGCGGTTGCCTGCACGGGGAAGTTGCAGACTTCGGAGATCATCGACTTGCCGCCACGCCCCACCAGCTGGCGGAGCTCACGGCGGGTGCGCCATGCGCGTTCGTCCAGCCGGAAGTTGGTGAAGGTGCGGGTGTGGCCGGTGAAGGGGAGCTCGATGTAACCGGCGGACTCCGCCTGCTTGCAGAGTGAGTGCTGCCACTCCACGAGCGCGGGTCGTTGGGCGTGGCGGGACGCGACGATCTGGTCGAAGAAGGAGAGGGGATACAGCGTGCCCGACATGTCGAGGACCGAGCGCTGGAGCCGGGCGGCGGATGCGCCGAAGAGGTCCGCGAAGTTGACGGTCTTGCCGATCTGGCGGAGGGCCTTGAAGTCAGGGCGGTCGGCGGAGGTTGGTCCGAAGATGGCGAGCGTGCGCTGGGTGTGCAGGTCGAGGCCATCGTTGAACGCGGCGAGGAGGGTGGGCTCGCCCGAGAGGATGGCTGCGACGCGGAGCTCGATCTGGCTGAGGTCGAAGGAGACGATGCTGCCGCCCGTGAAGCGGGACTCCTCGCAGTCCTTGATGACGGCGGGGAATGTCTGGGCAGCGGGGTTCTTGCAGGTAATGCGGGCCTGGATGGTGCCGCCCTCGGAGCCCGAGTCCTTGGGCACGGACGGGACCGTGTACCAGGTGGGGTAGGCGATGCCGATGTCAGGCCTATCTGTCCGTTTCAGAAGGACAGATGACTTGTCGGTCGGCTTGGTTCGCCGGTGGCGCAAGAGGGGATATGTGTAGGACGAGACCAACTTCTGGGCGGTGGCGTGAGCGTCGGCACACGCGAAGATGGTGCGTGCTGGATGAGAGTCGGGCAAGTGGCTGGAGATCAGGCGTCTGTTCTCGCTGGACCATGAGAGCTCCTTGTTCTTCTCGGTGTAGGTGAGGAGGGGATGCGCGAGGAAGTCGGGGTTGGTGGGGAGGATGTCCTCGATGCACCGGGACATGAACTCCCGCTGGGACTGGACGCTGCCCTCGCCCTCGATCAGGACTCCGCCTGCTGCTGCGCAGTTCGATGCCTCGTCGGCCTGGCGGAGCAGGTCCTTCTCGAGTGCGGTGAGACGGGGCAGTGAGAATGGGATGCCGGCCTCCGACATGCGGATCGTGGACCACAGCGTGTCGCTGAAGTGCCGGATGCTGTAGGCGCTGAGCTTGGCGGTGTCGGGGTAGTCGTGGCGGATGCGGTTGGCGAGGTGGGCCACGGCGAGCAGCGTGTTGTGCGTGTCCTGCGCGTTGTATGCGTGCAGGTTCGGGCAGGTGGGGGACGGGAAGCGGCGTCCGTCCTTGAGGGTTGCGGACTCCTGGTACGAGTGCGTGCCGAGGACGGGGCCGAGAGACTTGAGGCTGCGCTCGGGTCGGAGCTCGGAGTGCAGGAAGTTCACCACGCTGAGGTCGATGAGGGTGTGCCTGCCGCACAGGGCGAGGGCGAGTGCGGGGGTGTAGGCGCGGAGCCAGAGGATGTCGAACGGCAGGTTCATGCCGACGATGGTGTCGGCGTGGCGGAGCCATGCGAGGAGGATGTCGTGGCTGGTGGGGTCGGTCAGGTTCAGGGTGAAGGTCGGGCCGGG